GTGACAAACACCATCACTATCCGAATGTTCTTTAACGCTACAATGACAATTACAAAAACAATCCTTACATTTATTCATTTTCTTCCTCTAATTTTATTTGTAGATCCATACCTTCTTTTAAAAGTTCGGATGTAGTTTTTTCCTTTTCCTCAATATTATAGAAGAATCTATCTGAATCTTCTGTTTTCCATTTACCCGAGTCTTCCACATTCCAATCGCTTGTTTGTACCTTCCAATCAAAGGGTATCTCATCTCTCACGGTAAAGGAAGGAATACTCCATATAATTCTATTGTTAGGTTGAGCTGCATAATTGCCATCATCTAGAGCCATTATGTGGGCACATTTATGTTCCTGCGGAATTTCTGAATGGTCCGTATCAACTATATTACTCTCTGGATGAGCCCAGTCAACCGTAAAAAGGTACGCACCTGAGCGCCACTTTTTATCTTTGCCTATGAATTTACCGGACTGACCGTCCAAGACATCAAAAGAAGTAATGCTAGGATAATAACTAAAGCAATTCCATAACTCCAGCTCGTCAAGTCGCATCCTAGGAACTTCTTCGACATCAAAGCCTTTTTGGATAAATGCAGAGATTGGCAAACGGTAGAACACAGCACCGTTTTCCATAATTGCGTGAAAGAGTATAGGACGCCCCGTAATCGATGCAATCCCAAAAAGTAAGCAGTCTTCCACTTCTCCATGATGTTCTTTAAGATCATAGAGATACTCTCTCCTGACCTGCGCGTAGGTCGCAGGAATGTTTGCGTTTAAATATGCCATCCAACATAAAGTCCTATAGTGATATGATTATTAGAACTATTACTACTGCTGCTGCAATAGAAATTTTTTTATGAGCTAATGCTAATGCCCATAATTTTTTTGCTTGTTCCATATTTCCTCCATTTGTGAATCGAACATATTATATATTTCTGCATCAATTTCAATTTTATTATCTTCATTTCTTATAAACAAAAGCTCATTAATTCTTTTCATCAGAAGAAATTTTCGTCAATTTCTTCTTGATTATCAATACTGCCCCAGTCTGGGCCAGGTTCATAATCCACCTTATTAGGAATGTTTAATGGAATAGCGTCTTGCATAATTTCAATGATTTTATTACTTTGTTCTTCGTTCTCAACAGAGATATCTAATTCATCATGAAGTTGAATCATGGGAGTGATACCTTCTTTATGTAAATTAATCATTGCTTGTTTTGTCATATCAGCCGCTGATCCTTGAATTAATTTATTTAAAGCTTTGTAGGTAAATGCCCTTTTCATATTTCCAATTCCAATTTCAGTTTCTGCCTGCTCAAATGTTAAAGGTTTGTGCATACCAAATTGTTTTGGTTCCCACATATCAAACCTGCAATATCTACCACCTAACGTTCTTATTCGTCCTTTTCTTTGGGCCCTATCCATAACACTTTTAATAAGTTGTTTTATAAAAGGAATGGCCGAGTGGTATTTTTTAAAAAGAGCTTTTGCGGTGTCAGTATCATCAATACCTAATTGTGCCTGTAGCTTTGCTTGACCCATTCCATAAAATAAACCTAGATTAATTGTTTTAGCTTCTCTTCGTTCAAGATTAGCAATGTCTGCAACAATTTGATGAAAGTCTGCGTCTCCTTTTTCATATTGACCTACAATCTCACTAAGTCCTGTTACTCCTGGAGTGTTCATAGCATAATGTATAACTAATCTTGGTTCTTGTTGTGAATAATCAAAGCAACCCCACTGACAGCCTTCTTCAGGAATAAAAATAGATCTTATTCCTGCTCCGACGCCAGTGTAATTTGGAAGTTGCTGTAAATTAGGATGAGAATAACTTAGTCTACCTGTTACAGTTCCCCCTTGGTCCCCTCTCAGTTGGTGTATATCAGAATGAATTCGCCCGTTGTAAACATAGTTTTTAAATGAATGTAAAAATGTCTTTTTCAATTTATCCATTTGTCTTGCTAAGGCAATACTTTTAACAACAAGATTCTTATTTCTCTCAAAAGAGTTTTTAGTAAAGGATGGTGCACCTGTTTTCTCTGTTCGATCATACTTAATACCAAGTTTATCAAACACTTTTGCAATACTTTTAGCTGCCCATATTTCAGGAGAAATTCCTGTGGCATCTTTAATTCGTTTTATACAAAGATCATATTTAACTTTCATTTTTTTCTCAAGTATGCCAATTTGATCCTCACTAATTCTTACACCCCTCCATTTCATATCTGCTAAACATGGAAAGACTTGTTGCTCTAAAGCAACTATTGTATGTAAGTCTTGCATATTAATTTCTTTTTTGAGTTCTTGCCACAAAGCCAAAGTTATTTCCGCATCTTTTTCGGCATATTCTCCAACAAACATTGCTGGAAGTTTGTACATTTCTGCTTTTGGATCTAAACCCCAATCCTTTGCTGCCGCGTTTAAAGCGGTTTCATTTTTACCTAAACCTGTGAACTCTTTGGCCAAAGAATTTAGATCATATCTAAATCGGTTTTCATTAACTAAGGATGAAATAGTCATAGTATCAACGATTGTTCCGTGGACCGTGAGCCCCAAACGACGAATCCATAACACATCATACATGGCATTGTGAAAAATTTTCAAGGCGGGTGTTTTTAAAACATCTTCAAACCAACCTAAAACCTGTTTACGATTCATGTTGGGTCCATTTTCATGAGCAATCGGATAATAACCTGACCAATTACACACGGCGACTGCTATGCCTACAACATCACCTATGCCTCGGCAAGAAGCTGAACCTTTAGTTTTTAAATCTGGATCCTTAGTTTCAAAGTCAATTGCTATTTCATCATATTTAGATAAATCAGGAAATGTGTCTGGTTCGACCCATTCTGTTTGAGCTTTAAATAAAGGGCTTTGCATTATTTATCTGCCTTCCACTTTTTATAGCCCTCTAACCATGTTTCTTGTTTTTCTTTCTCTTCGCTATAATCTCTTTCAATAATCATATCTATAAAATGTTTAGCCTTTTCCAAATCTTGCTTTCCTCCTTTATCTTGATGCCTCAAGATGTATTTAATAACACTTCCTTCAGGATAAAGCAACTTGTTCTCCGTTACAAATTGACTTGGCTGAATTTTATATTTAATATAATGTTTTCCGCCGACTTGTTTTTTCCATACACTCATTTATTTTCCTCCTCTTCTTTATCACCAGCAAAAAGATAACTTGCATTACCATAAAGTTCTCTTTCCATTCGTTGAATAAATCTGTAAAATTCGTTTTCACTCATAATATTAAGTATGGAAATTTATTCTTTTGTTTTCCAATGTCCAAAATGTATAATTCCTCTTGGGCTCGAGTAACACCCACATAACAAGTTCTTAACTCTTCCTCTTCTTTGTCTATTAAACCACTGTAATAATTTTTGAGAGAATAACCCCAATCATTACGAATAATAACTTTTTTCCTTTCCATTCCTTTTACCCCATGAATAGTTGACAAAAGGATGTCTGATTTATTTAAAGTAGGATCATTTTCATAACAATTTTTTAAATAATTGTTAAAGTCATCGTCATCCGCAAATAAAGCATTTGGCGTTTGTTTTGACTGTTTACGTGTTGTAGTAAATCTAAACACATCAAACCAAGGTTTATGTATATCGGCTAGAACATAGTATTTTTCACTTAAATCTTTAAAAGTGAATCGTGCTTCGTGATCTTTGAACTCTTCTGGGCAAGTGTCTAAGTTTATTAATGCTGATTTTTTACCTCTTTGAACAAGCCCGGGATTCAGATGCGTAATCAAAGCTCTTACCTCTTTACCATTAAGACCATCTCCTGCCTTTAATTCATCCCAGCTTTTTAATATATCTCTCGCTTTCTTAGGAAAACTAGACCTAAATGCGCCTTCATTTTCCTGTAGCCTATTTTTTTCTTTCCAAATAATACCCCGATTCCTTAAATGTTCTGCATATGGTTTACAAAGCTTCCAATCTCTCGCACACATAATTGCATTTGAATCAAATTTAATAATCTCATTTAACTCTCCCAAATCATGAAGTGTGCCAAGAATCCCTGGAAAATTTTCTTTATCACAACATTTTTTGGGGCACGGAAAATAATTTTTTCTCTTTAGACCACCGATTCTATGTTCTGGAATTATGTCATTAATTATTTTTTGTGCAAGAGTGTATATTTTTGTGGGCAGTCTATGTGTATGATTAAGAAACGTTTTGTGTCTCTCTTGGCAAGGCCATTTAAGAAAAATTCGTACGTCAGATCCTTTCCATCCATATATTCCTTGGTCATCATCTCCGACTAAATACATTTCTTCTGTTAATTTACCAATTTTAGCGATCACTTTCCATTCAAGAGATGTTAGGTCTTGAGCTTCATCTAGAATGACAACTTTGTATTCAGGAAAATGAACATTTGGGGCTAACGCATATTCTAACATATCTTCAAAATCAATCATGTTATTAGCGGTTTTAAAAAGATTTAAATTGTTATAGCAGTATTTAATTTCGCTTCTTCTTACTTTTGAAAAGTTAAAATCATCGTGGTTCGAATGAAATTCTAAAATTTGTTCTAAAGTTTTATTTTGGGCATGTCTTGCAAAACCAATTAATTTAAAAATTGTAGCAAATTTTTTATCTGTCTTTTCATCCCACACAGCGAATTCTTCGTCTTGTTTATCCTTAATTGTATCTAACATTACCCAATTATCAGGATCTGTTTTTAATTTTTTAACAAACTCACGTTTAGCTTTGCTGTTAAAAACTTCTTTCCCTGAGCAAGCTATGTCTTTTCCATACCTGTGAATAGTTTTAATACTTTCGAGCTGATCCTCACTAAACCATTTAAATTTAGCTTTTGTTCTTTCTTGTAGTGTTGTGACGGTTGCTCTAGCAAAACCTATTAGTAATATTTGACTTGGTTGTAAACCTGCTTTAAACTGTGCAGCTAAAATATTTATAACTTCAGTGGTTTTACCACAACCAGGTCCACCAATTAGTTTATATCTTTTTCTGTAAAATGGATCCATTAGTAAGGAGCCTCTGTATCTTGACCAAAATCTAT